AATATATTTAGCGAACCTAAAGAACTAAAAAAATGGGCTATAGCTTTAGCCAATGCGTGTGGTGGTCAAGAAGTGTCGCAGTCTAGTATTAAACTAAACAAGCACAATGTGGCTAAGGTGGATAGTCTATTAGAACAGTTTGCAGTAGATTACAATTTTCACATGCAGATTATGAACGAAGTAAGAGCAGAGCAAGACAAAAACAAGGAGGAAGAATGATGTCTATACTTATAGGAATCTTAATTTTTAGTTGGGTATTTTCTGGCATTATGGCAGATAATTACGCATTAAGAAAAAGATTTAAAAGAGAGAAAAGACTAGCTGCTATTGATTTAGCAAGATACAACTTTGTTGTAGGTATGCTTGACATACATCAACAAAACGATTTAAGAGTTTATTTAGAAGAGGAGGCAATCAGCAATGTTACAAATAATTGATGGCGAAACTTATGTCAATGGAATCAAAATGGAAATAGAAACGATTCCAGTAGCAGACATAGCCAAAAATTTACACTATATAAATGAAGAAATAACTAAGAAGCAAAACTCTGTTAATAGATTATTGGAGCAAAGAGATGAATTAATAGTTCATGCTTTTAAACATGATTTTTCTGCAATAACTTTGGCAAAGATTTTAAATCTTACAAGACAAAGAATTTACGATGTCTTGAATAAATATAACGAGGAGGGATAATGGCTAAATTTAATTTAGATAATTACGAAACAGTAGAAGACAGACTTAAAAAGTTTTGGAAGGATTTTCCAAAAGGTAGAATAGATTCTAATGTCGTGCATATTACAGACGATGGTACATGTGTAACTATTAGAACAGAAATCTACAAAGATATACAAGATACAAAACCAGTTACTACAGGTATTGCACAAGAAACTAAAGGTCAAGGTGGTTTCGCTAATGCTGACGCTTGGATGGAAAACTGCGAAACATCTTCTATAGGTAGAGCTTTAGCTAATTGGAATTACCAAGGTAGCACAAAACCAAGACCTAGCAGAGAAGAAATGTCTAAGGTCCAGGTAGAAAAAGTACCAGTAAAAAAACCTACAAAGGAAGAACAAACTGCTATGGAAAAAGTAGTTGATAAGATGATAGAAGAACCTGCAAAAAATGTGGGTGAACAACTTAATAAGATTCTTGAAGGCATGATTGAAGATGAATCTACAAGAAACAAAATTAAGACTGATGTTTATTACGAGTTAGTTGAAAACAAATTAGCTGACAATGATATTAATAAATGGACAGATAAAAATATGGATGTTTTTCTAACTAGAGTTGAAGATATGTTGGAAAAAGAAAAATCAAAATCACCAATAGAAGATGTTTTTGGTGATGTAGAAGAAATTACTGACATCCCAAGTGGTAAATGGGAAGGTGAACCACCATCAGAAAATCAATTAAATGCTTTTAATGGTGCTTTAGCAAGAGCTACTGATGATGGTAAAACAGATTTAGTTAAAAAAGCTAAAGATTTTTTACATAGTGGTAAAGCAAACAAAAAGAATCTGTTCGATTGGATAGACACAGACGCTGACCCATGGACTTTAGTAGATGGTTCATGAGGAGGGCTTAGAAAAAGTCGGTGGAGCTAATTTAGATAAATTAATTAAAAAGATTAAGGCAAGATACCCTAATCATAATTTTGATATACCACCTCCACCTGATACAAAGTGCAAACAAGAATACGATTGTAAGAAATTAGGAAACATTACTTACAGAGATATGGAAGGAAATATATATTGTGGAAAAAGATACAAACAAACAAAAGAAAATAACCCATATAATTGGGAGTATAAAGAATGCCATGCTCTTTTGGAAAAAGCAAGACCAGAAGACAAGCAAAAAGAACTCCCATTTTGAGAAAAACAATTATGGTTACAATGGAATCATAATTATTTTTAATAAACTAGAAATAGATATTACTGATTGGGTACATGAAAAAACAACTCGTGAGAGAGGTGGCATGTCTTTTATGCTGCCTAATTGTGAAGGTGAGTTTTATTTAGCTTGGGATGATACATATAATTTAGATATTAAATTTATAACCACCCAACAAGAATTTATATCATCGGTAACTCTACCTGAATTTGAATACATGGTTAAGGAACTAGAAGAACAAAGAAAAAGACATGTAGGACAGATTAGAGATATGCTTATTAATCATTTTAATGGGTAGTTCTTACCAAGATTCTTACGAATCTCGTAATAGAGGACAGGACATGGCAGATATTGCTATGCAAAATTATCTTAAAGCGAGTGGTTATGAAGAAAACAAAGACTATTTAAGAATAGGAACTGACCCAAAAACAAACAAACTAGATTTATTTTGGTTTGCCACGAAGATAATATTGCTGCCTGATTACATTTTAGTTGATGCAGGTTACATTTATTTTATAGAAGTAAAAGGCACAAACAAATTAAAAGAAGATGATTACTACCAAATACAAGAGATGGCTTACAAAGGCTCACGATATAAAGAAGTCAAAGTAGGAGTAATGTATTTTTCTAATAGTAATGCAAATCCAAAATGGTATGACCATCTTAAATTAAGAGATATGTGGATGGATGAAACAATACCTATGAAGTATTATCCAGAATTAGATTTTAAAGGTAATAAAAAACCTTACAAAGAAATGCCTTACAATGGACAATAATTATCCCATCCTTTGTCATTAATAGTAAAAGTTAAAACACCAGGATGACTCCATAGTCCTGTTCGTTCTGTAAAATCTATACTGGCATCAATACTTGGACATTGAAACCAGGTCCTATCACCTTGTTGTTTCATACGAAGATGATGATAATGTGCAGTAACTAATATCTCTGCATCACCTGCAGGTAACCATCCATACATTTGACCCTTCCACCAGTTTTCTATTTTATTTTCTGGGTTACCACTACCACCTGTCATGTGTCCATGTGTAAAGCTAACCTTCTTACCTTTTATAATTAAAGTTTGATGAAAACCTTCAGGTATGTTCACTTCTACTTTTGCATATCTATCTGGATTAGCTGACATAATTTCTTTACATATTTGTAAGTGCATTGTGTCGCTATTGTCTAATCGTGTTGATGCAACTTGTCCTTTTGATGTCCTTGTCATCTCACCATGATTACCAGGCACACCACATAAAACTAACTTTGGTGCATGTGGTAAGAATGTGTCTATGGTTTTCATAATCATTGACCTTGCCAATGCGTATTGCTCAATCAATGACAAACTGACTGAATGTGGTTGTGATTCGTAGTAGTGAGGACTGCACCCTTCTGTGATATCACCCATTCCCACCATATATATTTCATCTATCTTTACTCCTAATCTACGCAAATCTTTTATTTTATTTACGCCATCTTGTAAAGCTCTGTCATATCTTTTGATGGTGTTTTCAACTCCATAATCTTTTTTTCCAAGTTGCCAATCACTCATAAACCACATAAAAGCAGTATCACCTGCATCAAATTTTTTAGTCATTGGTGGTTTTTTCTTTGCTTGTTTAAATAAAGCCTGGAAATATTTATCATGTCCAGGTTTTTTCTTTTTGACTATGCCTTTAAAAGCATAAAATGTTTCTGTGTTTCCACCTTTTAATTGCACATTCCACGAGGATGCACGAACTGAACCCTCTATTTCGTAATGTTTTGGGTCGAATCCCCAATCTAATAATATAGAATCTAGTTTGTTTCTATAATCTGGGTCAGTGCCTACATGAGTTATTTCACCTAACCCTGTCTGCTCGTTAACTTCTAGTCCAGGTTGCCATCCTGACTTGTAAAAGTTGTTACCCCATTCTTCAGGTATATTTGGCATAATACCTCCTTTGCCCTGTCAAGAGAAGTATACACTGTTATTGTGACAAAAACTACTTACTGATTTGTTTTTTTGCGTATGTCTTGACGACTGCTAGTGCAGCACCACCACCTGCAAGAGCAGCTAACTGAATGGTTTCAGCTTCTACGCCTACAAGAGGAGCAACTGTTAATGCACCAATGAACGCTTCAATGAAGGTCCAGGCAGTTCGTTCAAGCATATCTTTGAGGTCTTCGCTCATTTTATAACTCCATGCTTCGTTCCAAGGAGTCCACCCCACATCTTTTTTGAATGTGCCATCTTGGTTTCTTTTTCTATTATTTTTTTCAAATAAATCTGACATTATGTAATATTCCTACCACTAAGTTTAGCATTTAATACTTTGATTTCTCCACTAATCTCTTGTAGTTTTTCATATACATCATTAGGTTCTTGTGGTTCTAGTTGTATTTTACTGTATTCAATAGTAACTTCGTTACCTGCTAATAATTGTGCAGATACTTTTGGATATAGTTTTTTGTATGCGTTTGCTGAACTGCCTACCATACCATTAAAATTTACATCTAAATCTTGTTGACTATCTCCGACAATAAGACAACCTGAAGTATGCTCATCGGTGTTTCCCTGGTGTATAAGTATATATTCAAATCCTGGAACATCTTGAATCCACAACATGCCACGATGGAGTTCAGGATATTTGGCTTTGTACCTTTTATCGAATCCCCCAACTGTCCTAAGTTTTATAGAATATGTTCCTTCAGGAATGCAAGTTTCGTGCATAACTTTTACTGCTTGGTACTGGTCCTCTAATGTATAACACTCAAACAACCCATCAATAAATAACAGACCATTTGTTGCATCTTTACCTAATTGTGTTCTAACTACTTGTAGTTTCATTTTGTCCACCTTCCTTGCATTTGCAAACGCAACTGCATTGTTTTGTGTCACCCCAATAGCCCATAATTAATCTCTAAAGCCGATTGTGAGTAACCATATTACTAATGTAATTATAGTAGCAAGTCCTGTGACTTGTTGTGCAGAACCAGTAAGTGTTAATGTAGCAATAATTAATCCTACTAAAGTCCAACTAAGGTTTAAAGTTTCTTTAATTGCTTTTACAAACCAATCCCATATCTTACTTATCATAATGTTTTCCTAAATACAAAAGCTGCCATACTAGCTATTCTAGTCAAAATAACTGGCACTACCACCTCCTGTGCTTTTTCTTTCTGGTCATTTGTCATGTCATCTCCTAAATTTGTCAATGATATATTTTCTATATCAATCAATACTTCTATTGGATTTTCTATAAATGTTTCAAATTGTACTTCTGTAACTACATCAGCAAGTGTGTAGTTTTCTACATCTGCATTTTCTACAGCTCGTTCTACATATTCTTCTACAGCTTCAGCTATTACTTCATCTTCTTTGACAGCTTCTGCAATAATTTCAACATCTTCTGTTTGCACTTGCAACACCTCTGCAACTACCTCAACCTGTTCTTCTGTAAGTTCTTCTATTTCTTCTATAGCTTCTTCTACAACAGCTTGTACTATTTCTTGTACTTCTTCTGTAGCTTGTTCTAAGTTTTGTACACCTATGTCATTGACTTCTTCTAATACTTCTACAACTTCTTCGGTGTCGAGTTCTTGCA